GTGCAGGACTCGCCCCTGGCCATCGCCCAGACCGTGCAGGCTTTGCGCGCCGCTGAGGCCGTCTCGGATCAGGTCGCAGTCGGCATGGTCCACACGGACTGGGACGAAGACGAAGTGTTGGAGGAGGTTGCCCGGATCGTTGCGGAACGCAAAGCAGCCCAGCCGCCCGCACTGCCGGACCCGATGTTCATGCATCCGACTGATGGGAGCCTGACCGATGGCGGAGCAAACCCAGGAGTCCCTGCCGTCAACGGTTGACACCATGGCCGCCGCGGTCCTGATCGTCTACGGGGCGGCGGAACAGCGCCTCATCACCGGCTCCGCGGTGCTGGTGCGGGCGGCGATCCTGAATCCGGCCCTGGCCCCATCACTGCGGGGCGGGTTGGACAGGCTGGCCCTCGAAACCTCGCACGAGGTCATGGCCAAGGTCCACACCCTGGCCAGTGAGGTGGCGGCAACAGCGGCACGGAACGGCGACGCCACCGCCGCCCGGGAAATCAAGGGGCTGGAGCAGTCCGTGAAGGACTTCACCGCGTCGCCGGTCTCGAAGATCCTCCCCCACGACGTGACCGCCTCGGCGGCCATTGCGGAGGACCTGGCCACCCGGCTGGGTGCTGCAGCCCATCGCATCACCCGGTACTCGGATGATGCCTACCGGGCTGCGGTCGCCAGCGGGGCGTTGGTGCAGATCAACCCGGCCCGCGACATCGTCCGGAACAGCTTCAGCGCGGCGACCCCGCAGGAGGCGCAGGCGCAGGCGTGGCGGGAACTGTCCGCCAAGGGCGTCACCGGCTTCACGGACAAGGCAGGACGCGAGTGGAACCTCGCCACCTATGTGGAGATGGCCACAAGGACAGCCACCCAACGGGCATACAACGCCTCGCACAGGGAGCGGCTGACCCTCGCCGGGATCAACTACTTCACCATCTCCACAACAGGCCGCCCCTGCCCGCTCTGCTCGGTCTGGGAGGGCATGGTCCTGGCCGACACTCCGGGCACGGTGACGGAGGACGGCCACACGTTCACCGTGGCCGCGACCATCGAGGACGCCATGGCCGCGGGCCTCATGCACCCAAATTGCCGCCACACACTGCTGGCGTACCTGCCCGGGTTCACGGTCCTGAAACCCAACCAGTGGACCGCGGATGACGAAGCGAAGTACCGGGACACCCAGAAACTCCGCGCCCTGGAACGCACCGTGAGGCAGGCCCGGCAGGTGCAGGCCGCCGCACTCACCCCGGCCGACCGTGCCGCCGCTGGCCGGGACGTCAGGGCAGCACAGGCCAACGTCAAAGCCTTCACCGCCCAGACCGGGCTGAACCGCCGCACCCGGCGCGAACAACTGAACCTCGGCAACAAATAACCCTCACAACACAGGAGTGCACCATGGGAGAACTTGCGATCCTCATCGGCATCGCGTTGGTACTGGCTACCTACTTCCTCATCTCTGGGGAATGGCAGACGGCCTGCGTATTTGCCGCAGTTGCCGCATACGGCGCCAAGGTCTGGGTCAAGGAGAGGCGGCGACGCCATGCTGACGGGCCAGATCGGGCTTAGGCGCCACTCCACCGGCTGGGTCGGCAAGTGCATCGAGTGGGCCACCAACTCCCACACACACCACGTTGTTGTGGCTGTCTCCGAAACCGTGTGCATCAGTGCGGAGCCGGGCGGGGCACGGTACCGGCCCATCAGCGACTACCCGGCACTGGTCTGGTCACGGTTCGGCCTCACCGAGGACCAGCGGACCTTGATCCGTGACGCTGCTGCCGACTACGAAGACAGCCCGTACAACTTCGCGATCTACGGGCCCCTGCTCTGGCAGCGGATCACCGGCCGGAAAGTCGACGGCTGGGTCGCCCGGTGGTTGTCCCGCCGGCCGAACGAGAACTGTTCCCAACTGTCCGATGACATTTACAACGCCGCAGACCTGCACCTGTTCGAGGACATCCCCGAAATTGTCACACCGGGCGACTTCGAACGCCTGTTTGCCCGCCTCGGCTGGCTCTAACCAACCCCTCACAAACCGTCCCGGGAGGACACCATGACCGCACCAGCACCCGAAGCAACCCCGCCCGCAGCAGGTACGACCGAGCCCCCGGCAGGGACTACTCCCCCCGCCGGCAGCACCGAACCGCTCGCAGCGCCCCCGGCCGGTACTGAACCGCCTGCCACCCCTGCCGTGTGGGATGACCCGGCAGCGGCCCGGGCGGAGATCGAGAAGCTCCGGAAGCAGAACGGCGACGACCGGATCCTCGCCAAGAAAACCGCTGCCGACGAAGCCCGCAACGAACTCCTGCAGAAGCTCGGCCTCACCAAAGAAGGCGAAGCCGCCCCTGACCCGGCCCAGCTCGCCAAGGATCTCGCCGCCGAACGCACAGCCAAAACCACCACAGCCCGCGAGCTCGCCATCTTCAAGGCAGCCTCCGCGGCCGGAGCGGACCCGGCAAAACTGCTGGACTCCAACTCCTTCATGACTTCCGTCCAAGGGCTGGACCCCACGGACGGGAACGCAGTCGCCGCAGCCATCACGGCGGCCGTGACCGCGAACGCATCACTCAAGGCGGCCCGGGCGGCTGGCGCGAGCACGGTTGATCTCGGCGGCGGGTCCGGCGAGCAAGGCCAAATCACTGAGCAGCAGCTCAAAACCATGACACCCGAACAGATCAGTGCGGCCTTCGATAAGGGCCAACTGAAATCCCTGCTCGGATAACCCGAAAGGCTAGAAAATGTCAATCACCAATTTCCGCCCGGAGATTTGGAGCGCCAAGCTCCTTTACGGTGCGTTCATCAACCGCGACTATGAGGGTGAGATCAGCGAGGCCGGCGACACGGTCCGCATCACCTCCATCGGCCGCCCCACGATCAACAACTACGTGCCCAACTCCACGGTCATCAGCCCGGAGCAGGTCAACGACTCCCAGCGGACCCTGATCGTGGACCAGTCCAAGTTCTTCGCGTTCATGGTGGACGACATCGACGCACGTCAGGCCAAGGGCAACGTCATCCCCCAGGCCATGGACGAAGCAGGCTACGGTATCGCCGACGTCATCGACCAGTACCTGGCGTCCTTCTACACCGGCATCCAGACCGCGAACCAGCTTGGTTCGATCTCGGTCAGTCAGGCCACCCCGAACCAGGCCTACGACAACGTCCTCGTTCCGCTCCGCACCCGTCTGACGAAGGCGAACGTCCCCACCCAGGGCCGCTCCGTCGCCGTCACCCCGGACCTGTATGGCTGCCTCCTGCGGGACTCCCGTTTCGTGAAGGTCAACGAATCCGGCACCGATATGGGTCTGCGTTCCGGCATCGTCGGCCGCGCCGCGGGCTTCGACATTGTCGAGACGAACAACGCCCCGAACACCACAGGCTCCGAGTTCGTCACCGTCGCCGGAACCAATTCCGGCCTGACGTTCGCGGAACAGATCAGCAAGGTTGAGGCCTACCGGCCGCAGAACAGCTTCTCTGACGCCGTCAAGGGCCTGACACTGTATGGTGCCAAGCTCACCCGCCCCGACGTGCTGGCCTCCGCGCTGGTCACCGTCATCGCCTGATAGGAAAGGTAACCGATCATGGCACGCACAGCTGTACCAGTAACCGACCTGACCACTGCAACATCGACCGCGGACCCGGCAGGCACGACCGCCGACCCGACCAACGGGCACACCATCACTGGTGTCCGTCCGGAGGTTCTCGCCATCCGGGTGAAGAACACCACGGCCGGGCCCCTGAACGCTATCCTGCGTGCAGGCACCCAGCCGCTCGCTACTGCCTCCGGCCAGGGCGACCTGACCGTGTCCGTGGGTGCGGGCGCCACCGTGTTCTTCTCCCCCGCGGAGTCGGCACGGTTCGAACAGTCGGATGGTTCGGTGTCTCTTGACCTGGGCGCCGGCTTCACCGGCACCGTCTCCGCGTTCAAGGTGAACCGCCGCTGATGGCTGAAGAGCCAGCGGAGCAGGCCCCACAGCCTGCAACGATTCACATTCTCGGTGAGGGTGGGGGCGTTTTCGAACTGTCCCTGCCCCTGCATGAGACCATCGCTGACAAGCTCGCTAAGGGCCATGTCCGCCGCGTCCAGCCTGACGGCAGCCCCTATGTGGAGGGCGACCGGCCTGACGGTGTCCCGTCCCTACCGGAGTCCCGGCCCGCCATCAACGCGGTCAAGGCTGAGTGGGTGGGCTGGGCTGTTGTCCAGGGTCTTTCCCCGGATGAGGCTGAGGCGTTGACGAAGACGGACCTGATCGAGCGTTTCGGCGCCGGCCAGGAACCTGCCGAACCGGCTGAGCCTGTCATCGAACCGGATCCCCCGGTCGAACCTCCGGCCGAGTAACACCAACGTGGGCCGCGTCTTCGGGCGCGGCCCACACCCCACACACTTTAGGAGGCCCGCATGGCTGGTCTGTTCGGCAACTTCGTCGTCCCCGACGCCCTCGCAGCCCCCACGGACCTCGCAGCATGGACCGGCACGACGGCCCCGGCCAACGCCGTCCCGCTGCTGCGCTCCGCCACCACCCTCGTCCTCGCCGCCACAAAAGGCGCCTACTACGCTGTGGACCCACTTACCGGGCTGGCCACTGACCCTGTGGTGGCGAACGTCCTGAACCAGGCCACCTGCATTCAGGCTGCGGCGTGGTCGGCCCTCGGTGTAGATCCTTTGACCGGGGGTGTGGCGGTCTCTACCGTCGTCTCGCAGAAGGCCATCGGCTCGGCCCGGCTCACCTACGCCGACGCAGCAGCAGCCGCAGCAGCGA